ATGGTAGAGCATCTACAGAACTTACAACACCAGGAACTCCAGATAATATACAAGGGTTAAAATTGCCTGTTGCAGAATACAACAAAAGAGTTGAAAGCGGCACTGGTAGAGATCAAACTAGATATGCAAAACCCTACAACAAAGATTTTACTCAATCACTAGAAATACAAGGATTAATTAGAGACGAAAATAGAGGTACAACTACTTCAAGTGCTAGGCGTGAAATTCCTAGTTCTGTATTTGGTATTAGTACACCAGGACCAATAGACAAACGACCAGGTGCACCAAAAGGATTAGTTGGCGAGTCAGGATTAAAACATTCAAAATTTGTTAACAGACTTGGCGGCTCGAGCATAGTAATGGATGACGGTGATGATAAACTATTAAGAGTTTCTCATGCATCAGCAGGACCTCCTACATATGCAAATGTAGAAGCAGAAGAACTTTATGGCAATCCAACTATTCCGCATAACGAATTAACAAGAATACGAACACGTACAGGGCATCAAATATTGATGCACAATTCGGAAGATTTTGTTTACATTGCTAATAGTAGAGGAACAGCATGGGTTGAACTTACCAGTGATGGCAAAATTGATGTTTACGGAACTGACAGTATTTCAATTCATAGTGATGCAGATATAAACTTAACAGCAGATAGAGATGTTAACATTGAGGGTGGTAGAAATGTTAATGTTAGAGCAAGTGCTAGATTTGATGGCTTTGCTGGCAACGGTACAGGCAACGTTTCTATCGAAAGTGCAACTGATACTAAAATGTTAGCAGAAGCAAACTTCTTAACAAATGTTAAAGGATACCAAGAAACTAAAGTTACAGGATATCAAAAAACGTTAGTAGAAGGTGATATACATCATCATACAAATACAAATTTATACATACTAGCAGATGCAGAAGGACATATAAAAGCTGGAACAAACATGCTTATTAATTCTGTAGAAACTCTAAACTTAGTAGGAAAAGCATCATACTTAACAGCAACAGAAGGCGCAATTAATATCAATGCTACAGGCGGCAACGTTGAAATTGATGGCGCAACGGATATTAATTTAAACAGTGGTTCTTCAACAGCAGGCACAGAAGCTACAGACTCCGAAGACGCTGTAGACTTTACATATTTGCCAAAGTGGTCAGTGCCAAAAACATCTCCAGGTACAGATATTGCATCAGACATAAGCACGTTTGTAAAAAGAATGCCAAGTCACGAACCTTATGCACATCATGAAAATTTAGATCCTATTATGTATAAATCTACTAGGACAGATATAACTAATCCAACTAGTTTATCAGATGGCGTATTACAAAGTAGCCCAGACACATTTAGAAAAAGTTTTGCTGGCGGAACAGCACAAGAGTCAGCAAGTGGCACAGGGCCAACACCTGGCACAAGCGGAGTAGAATCAGTAACAAGCGATGGTGGCGCCAAAGCACCACAGCAACGTTTTACAACAGTTGGACCAGACGGAAATATATTAGATATTATTGGCGAAGCTGAAGGCGCAGGATACAATACAGTATTTGGCGGAAGCAGAGTAAAACCTAGAGACTATTTTGGCAAGGATTTAACACAACTTACAATTGATGAAGTTATTGAATGGCAAACTGAGTCAGTAAGCCGAGGCTCAGCAAGCTCAGCTGCAGGTAAGTATCAGATTATTAAGAAAACACTTATAGACTTAGTAGATGGCAAAGGTGCTGCTTCAAGAACAGATAAATTTAACCAAGTAACACAAGACAAATTATGTAGGAAACTTCTACAAGGTAGAGGAATAGACGAATACTTAGCAGGCTCTAAATCAGAGCAAGCATTTTGTAGATCATTGGCACAAGAATGGGCTAGTTTGCCAGTTACATATAGACAGCCAGGTCAAAAACGAACAGTTAATCCTGGGGAAAGTTACTACGCCGGAGACGGCCTAAACAAGTCAAGAATTGCTCCAGCAGACTTTATTGCTTCTGTTAGAAATATTAAAGAAACTGGTTATACGTAGAGGGTAAATATAACATAATGAGTACTTTAGAAAAAAACATATACAAAAGGGTTAGCGTAGGCAGTGCTAAACAGCCTAGTAAGCCTGCTTCTAGTGCGGCTTATAGGTCTATAAGCACAGTTAATCCTGCAAACGAAGGGTATAGACTATATGATCTTGCTGTTATTAAGCAAGACATTATTAACCATTTTCATATTAGACAGGGTGAAAAACTTGAGAACCCTGAATTTGGCACAATTATTTGGGACGTATTATTTGACCCATTAACAGAACAACTTAAAAGTGCTATCATAGAAAATGTAGAAGCTATTATTAATTACGATCCGCGTGTTGTTGTTGATAATGTTATTGTTGATACTTATGAAAGCGGTATACAAATCGAATGTACTCTTATATATTTAAACTACAGCATTGCTGAAGCCATGACATTACAATTTGATAGAGACGCCGGCTTACTTGCTTAAAAATAAAATACGTACATAACTGTTATGAATAAATACGTTATAAGAGGAAATTAGATGTCAGCTACGGATAGACAAAATAGATTATTAGTTGCAGAGGATTGGAAAAAAGTATACCAATCTTTCCGCAATGCAGACTTTCAAAGTTACGACTTTGATAATTTAAGACGAACAATGATAGAATACCTTAGGACTAATTATCCTGAGGATTTCAACGATTATATTGAATCAAGTGAATACCTTGCACTAATTGATTTAGTTGCATTTCTTGGACAAAACTTATCCTTTAGGATTGACCTTAACGCAAGAGAAAATTTCCTCGAACTTGCAGAAAGACGTGAATCTGTACTAAGATTAGCAAGACTACTAAATTATAATCCTCGCAGAAATCAAACAGCAAACGGCTTGTTAAAGTTTACAGCGGTTAGTACAACAGAAGATTTATTAGATTCAAATGGTACAAATTTATCAGGGCAAACTATCCAATGGAATGATAGTACAAATGCTAACTGGTATGAACAGTTTATTAAAGTACTTAATACAGCACTACCTGTAAATGGTGTGTTTGGTAAGCCAAACAAAAGTGAAACTGTATCAGGTATATCTACAGACCAATATAGACTTAACGGTGTAAACACAGATGTGCCTGTATATGCATTTGAAAAACCTGTTGAAGGAAAAACTACTCCGTTTGAAGTTGTATCTACTGATATCCAAGACGGAAGTTTAGTTGAAGAAGCACCGGTTCCAGGAAACAACTTTGCATTTATGTATAGAAATGATACACAAGGTCCTGGTAGTAGTAACACAGGATTTTTTGCACACTTCCGTCAAGGTAGATTAGAAAGTGGACAATTTAATGTAGCACAGCCTACACCAAATTCAACAGTGTCAATAGACACTCAAAACATAAATGATTCAGATGTATGGTTATTTGGACTAGATGGTAATAACAATGAATCTGATCTATGGACTAAACTTGATGCTGTAGAAGGTAACAATGTAATCTACAATAGCATTAATAAAAAAATAAGAAATATTTACAGTGTACTAACAAGAGTTGATGACAGAATTAATTTAGTTTTCTCAGATGGTGTATTTGGTAATTTACCAAAAGGAAACTTTAAAGCATATTATAGAACAAGCGAAAATAGAAACATGGTTATTACACCAGGTGCTATAAACAATATTGCTATTAATTTACGTTACCTAAGTAAAAAAGGTAGAGTACAAACACTTACCCTTACAATGGGTTTACAAACAACTGTATCAAATAGTTCAAGAAGCGAAAGCAATCAAAGTATTAAACAAAACGCTCCGGCAACATACTATACTCAAAACAGAATGGTTACAGGCGAAGATTATAATGTTGCACCGTTAGGAGTTAGCCAAGAAATTGTAAAAGTAAAAAGTGTAAACAGAACATCAAGTGGTATTTCAAGATACTTTGACTTGATCGATTCAACTGGAAAATATAGTAATACTAACTTATATGGTAACGATGGTGTTCTGTATAAAGAGTATGTAACAAATAAATCTAGTTTTAATTTTACTACACAAACAGATATTGAAGGCATCATTATAAACAATATTGAGCCTATTCTAGCAGATCAAAAAGTTAAACATTATTATCTAGATAAGTTTCCAAAAATTAATACATTTGATTTAAACGTATTTTGGAATGTTGTAAGTGAAGACACAAATACATTTACAGGAAATTTCCAATCAACAGACGGAACTGGATATAATGTTGGCACATTTACAACAAACAGTTTAAAATATATCGAAGCAGG